TCTTTACCTCCATCTTCTTCAGCTGGTTTTAAATAACCTTGTAATTCGTCCTTCATTTCTTCAAAAGTATATTTCTTAAATAAAGAAACTAAATCCTTTTGATCTTCTAAAAGTGATGTTGCTTTTGTAGCATCATCTACCAATGGTGTTTGGTTTGGTTTAACACGGATTGTTGTTGTGTTAAACATTTTACCTGTTTCTGCTGCTGGAATTACTTCCACAGTAACATCACGACCTTTTTGAATGTCTGTAATATCACCATAATCTTCGTCAGCCATAACACCTAATAGTTCTTGATAAACCATTTTTCCAAATTCATAAAACCTAACTCCTTTGTCTTCTTCTCCTCTTACTACTACTGGAGCGAAAACTCTAAGTTTAGGCCATAATTTTTTAGCTAATTCAGCGTTTTCTTTGTCGCCTGATTTTTTTAATTCAGTAGCAAATTCCATAATTGGATCTGACTCACTAAAGTTAGACAAAGCAATCATTCTTGGTTTACCAATACCGAAGTAAAAGTATAATTCCGAAAATGGAAAGTCTTTGTTGTGTGTGTAAGGTACTATTCTTACTACTGATTTTTCACCTACTGGTGGTCTCCAAAAATTGTTTTTGAAGTCGCTAGAGCCACCTCCCCCTTTGTTGTTTAATTTGTTTAAACGTTTCTTGATTTCATTTAAATCCATAACCTTTTTTTAATTATTATTTGTATTTAACTTTATTACTGATGTAATATAAGAAAGAAATTTGACTAAACCAAATATTTTTATAATTCTCTTTTAGGAATACCCGCTAATTTTTTCATTCTTTCTATTTCTTCATCATCAGTTGGAGGAATCATTAAACCTTCTGGACAACATTCACAAAACCAGTTATTAGCTCCAGAAGGATCACCTCCCGCTCCTGTACCTCCACAAGATATATTTGTAGGAGCTATAGATGGCCATCCTATATTATTACACCATTCACAACAAGTTCTTCCTTGATAACCAGGATCTATCCATGAATCACAAGGATTAATAGGTTCACAACTACTTACGTTCCATATTGAAGATTCTTCACATCCTGAAAGTACAGTACTTCCATAAGGACCATTTAATGAAGAGCATCCTCCTGGGGTACCAACTGATATTGGTGGATTAGGACTTAATCCTGTTCCTGGATTTAAATCATCACAACATGTACAATTTATTACATCATCACCTCCTCTTCTTCTTTCACAAGCTTTTGGGTCAAATGTTGTAGAATCTGCACAACCATAAAAACTACCTCCATTTAATGATGAACATCCTCCTACAGTATTAAATGGAATAGGATTCATACTTATTGGATACCCATTATCACAACATTGACATGCTAAATCCTTAGCAAGCACTCCCGTAGCTACTGTTAAAGTAGGATCTAATGTATGAATTCCTGTTCCTGTATTTCCTGTTCCAGGATAAGGAGAAAGACATCGACAATTTGGGAATGGTTGCCATATTGACGCAATAGGTCCACTAGGTGTAGATAAAGGAGGACACCCACCAGGTGGTGGACTACACTCATCATAATCTACAGCTAAAGCTGCACAATCAGAATTACATTGAGCAATACCCCCTGGATATAACCAACCATCTGCTACACCTTGTTGCATAGCTGAATATTGACCTTGTATTTGAGGTAAATCAGCAAAAGATCCGTTTCCTAATGGAGGTGCACCATTTGAAACAGCTGGTTGCATATAAGGTTGATACCATTGTTCTGCTACTGGATGTACTTGAAAACAATCAAACATTTGAGTATTTGGTGGAATTTGACCTTGAGCATTTGGAACAGGTATTGGAACAACATTCTGTATACCAGCTTGAGAATATTGTTGATTTAACCATACCCAATTTCCTGCGTCTGCTAATGGTATACCATTTGGAGTTCCAAAATAATGCATAGCATATTTTGCAGGGCATATATTTGCTTTATAATCATATAAATGAGTTCCATTACCTTGTAATGGGGGTGGACCCCCATAAAGAGAAGTTACTGTTGCTGAAGGATTATTAGGGTCTATATGATGAGCATAATTTCCTAATGTAGGATGAATATGTTCCTTAATTACTTGTCTGATTATATTTCTTAATTTTGATTTTTTCATTTTAATATTTTATTCAGGTACTGATCTGCTTCCTTGACATTTCCATTTTTTTCTAGATAATGCATTTGCACAAGGTGGATTTTTACATTTTTTAATTTTAGCTGAACGAGCACAGTATGCATGACCTTTAGCTGTTCCAGGTCTTATACGATCGCCTCCTTTTTTAGCTTTACCTTTTTGACCAAAAGATCTACATTTACCATTTACTCTTTTAGCAAAACGTTTACCTTTTGAAGGTTTACATTTACCTTTTTTCTTAGCTTCTTCTATTTCCATTTTAGCAGCACATGAAGGACAATATTCTTCATTAAGAGCATCTTCAATCATTTGAATTTCACCTGAAGATTCTATAGTATAAACTTCATATAATTCTTCGTTTTTCTTTTTCTTCTTCTTTGTACCACTCATTTGACCCTTACATACTTTAACAGCTCTACCCATTAAATAAGCACCATGTTTTTCACCTGCTGCTTTACGTCTAGCAACATATGCTTTACCTTTTGGGCAAAGTTTTTCAGTAAGTATTTCATTAAAACTTTCTCTTATAAGTTCTCTTAATTCTGTATTTGTCATTTTTTTCTTTTTTTACGTCCACCAGCTGCTTTGGTGTTTGATACATATTGTTTACTACTCTTAGTTTTTTTTCTTGATGTTGCTGCTCTTTGTTTCTTTGAAAGTGATTGAGCTTTTTTTCTAGGTAAACAACGTTGTGTTTTTTTACCTTTTTTCATTGTACCACATTTACCTGCTATATTACCTTGTGTATCAATACGTACCCAATCTTCATCTTTAAACCATTTTCTTAAATTTTCATCTACATCTTCATTTACAGGAACACAATTAGGGACCATTTTATTACCCTTTTTTTTCATGCCTTTTTTTACATATCCCTTCCAACATTCATTTATAGTTTCTTTACTTACTGTCTCTATAATGATTTCTCTGATTATATTTCTTAATTCAGATTTTTTCATTTCATTTTTTTCTTTTAAATAACTCCTTGTCCTTGCCACCAAGAAGTGCCTGGGGAACATGTTTGATTTGTACAGCAATTATATCGGGGAGTAGTTCTTATATGATCTAATTTATTATTTAAAACAGCTGTTTGGTTTAGTCCCGCAGTAGTTAATTTATTATTCCAGTGGTTTATTCTATTATTTATAAATGTACAATTAGTTATTCCAGGCATTCCATGAGGTTGTTCTGTTCTTCTTGCAAAATTAGCTTGCCATCCACTTGATTGTTCATTTAATGATTTTAATTTACTAAAAGCTTTATACATTTCTTTTATTGCTTTTTTAGTAGTTACATTTCCTTTTGGATCTTTTTTTATTGGACTTGTACAACATTTACAATATGGTATACATGGATGATTTGGTGTAAGACCTTTACCTTTACAATCATTTTTACAACATTTAGCATGAGCTGTTGGGTCTTGAGCTATTAAATCTTTACATGGTAAATCAATTGTTGGAGATTGAGTAGGACCACATTCTGGACCTGCTGCTAAACATGTAGCTTCATCATTATAAAAAGTGAATCCTTGAGGTATTCCAACATTATTTAACCATCCTGCAGGCATAGCTGAAATATTACTCATTTGTACACAAGATCCACCACTTTGAGGATCCCCATGACAAACCCAACAATCATCAGTTGGATTATTTTCACAATCTATAGTAGGTTCATCTCCTGTTCCTGTGTTGATTTCAATGTCACAACATTCACAATTAGGACCTGAATTGTTAGCTCCAAATCCTATATAAGGAGGAGGACTTCCTGCAGCAAAATGATCAGAACATTTAGCACATGCTGGATCTGTTGCAGATAACATTGTAGTACAACCTATATCACCTCCTTGCCAAATGTTACTATCGTCTTGTTCACTTATTATTTTTTTAATAGATTCTCTTATATTTCTTACTAAATCTCTCATTTTAAATGGAGCATCACCACATCCAGGAGGACTCCATTTTTTACATATGTTACTTCCATCTGGTTGCGTCTGATAATGTACACAATAACAAGGTCCACCTGCCGTTATTTTTGCATTAGCACCTGTTGGGTCTGATGGTGGTGCTTTCATCCAATCATGAGTCATACCCGCATAACTACATTGACATCCATTAACTGTGTTTGTCCATGTACCATTACCACGTCCATCTCCACCATCACAAGATTTACCTAATTTTCGTCTAGAACACCATTTTCTTTCAGATAATATTTCTTCTTTTTGTAACTCATTAAGAGTTTTTTTTATTAGTTTTTTTAATTGAGATTTGTTCATTATTTTTTCTTTATATTTGCTAATTTAGACATTCTTAATTTATTTAATAATTTTCCTCGTATCTGAACACCTTCTTGTATTCTTTTTTCAGGTTCTTCTATAGGTTCTTCAATTGCTTGAGCTATATCCTTACTAAAATCATCTATAGGCAATTCTGTATCTAAAGCAGGGTCTGCTTTTTTAGCTATTGGAGAATAACCACTATAAGCACTACATCCTGTTGCATTCATACAATCTTGTTCAGTACAATATAAATCACTACCTTGAGGTGTTTGGAAAGTGCTTCCTACTTTTGTTAACCAATTCATCATAAATGTTTGAGTACCAACTGAACCTGGAGGGCCAGAACCATATTGTAAATAATCATAAACAGGCATACATTCAGTCATCATATGACATATCCAACATTCTCCCCCTGGTGTTAAATAAGGATTCGTTGAACAAAAAGTTGGATCATTTTTACAACTAGGTGGTGGTGGTACACATGATTCATCATTACCTATATTTGCTTGACAATCTGCCATTGTATTATAAAAAATTGTATTTGGTGGATATGTAGATAATGTTTGCCAATTAGTTATGTTATGACAAGTTCCTGTATAAGCAGGATTAGGTATTCCACATGTAATACAATCAACAGGTATTGCATTAGGATGAGTCCCCATTTCTTCACAATTTTTTGGACCACAACAATCACAAGGAAATAGATTGGGATTTAAAGTGCCTGTAAATCCACCACATACTTCTAAACAAAATACACTATTTCCATCTAATACTCCATTAATTTGACCATTTGTTTGACCCATATCGTATGCATCTTGAATATATGGTGCATTTGAACCTAATACTCCTAGACCTGGATTTGCAAGTAATAAAGGAAGATTATCACAACTAGGATATTCACAACTCCCATCATCTACTTGTGCATTAGGATCATAATTTAATGCAGTTGGATCTGTACAACCTTTAGGTATACATTTTTCTTCACATTCTTCTTCCTCTAAAAACACACATTCTGGATCCCATGTTTTAGTTATAGGATCATATCTACCATCATCACATCTATAACAACCATTAACTATTGATCCTGGTGGAGGTTTTACAGTTGGAGCTAAACATTTACAAATAGGATATGGTTGCCACATTGTTGGGATTGATCCCCATGGTGCTTGTAAAGCAGGGCAACCTCCTGGAGGTTCTACACAAAATTTATCTGCTAAATCATCAACTGTTAATATAGGGTCAATTCCTATTTGGCCTTGTTCTTTTAACATATTAGTTGCTGCTTCTCCTATTGCTTTATCTTTTGGTATATCAGCAGGGCCAATAGGTGTTGGGACCCATTCTTCTACACATTCCCATCTATCACATTCTTGAGATGCTAAACAATCAGGTAAAGAAGCATGTGTACCTGTTCCATCTATATTTTCTTCACAAAGTCCTTGTACACAATCAAAACTTAAATAAACACAAGAACCATCATCTACATTTGCATTAGGATCATAATTAATAGCTACTGGATCTGTACATCCTCCATATTGACAAGAACCATCATCTATAGCAACACCACCATTACCTGTTGGATCAAAAGGATCATTATTTGCTGTTACAGGAGGATTACTACCTGCAAAACTATAATTTAATGCTGATGGGTCTGTACAACCCATATATTCACATGATCCATCATCTGCCACTGCATTTTGGTTAAAATTGCTTGCTGCATTATCTGTACAACCATTAACATATTGACATGAACCATCATCTACAGTTGCTGTAGGGTCGTAATTAGTTGCTAATGGGTCCGTACAACCTGGTACTGGATAAGTACATGAACCATCATCTACATCAGCATTTGGTTCATAGTTTGTAGCTGTATTATCTGTACATCCTAAACAAGAACCATCGTCTGATGTTGCTGTTGGGTCATAATTAGAACAATTAGGACAATTTAAACAACCTGGATTTGGAACTTGACAAGATCCATCATCTACAGCAGTACCACCATTACCTGTTGAAGGGTCTCCATCATATGGATCTCCATTTTGGGTTACTTGGGGGTTACTATTTGGAAAACTATAATTTGTTGCTGTTGGATCAGTACATCCTCCATATTGACAAGAACCATCATCAGAAGTAGCTCCAGGACTAGTATTATCTGCATTTGGATCTGTACAACCTGGACCTGCATAAGTACAACAACAATTTGCTCCTGTTGCTCCTCCTATACAATTAGCTGGGTATGAAGGTTCTTGTGTACAATCATTTTGAAAAGTTGGACTATAATTTGTAGCTGTTGAATCCATACAACCAGCAGCTGTCCAACCACATTCAAAGTGTCCCCTACGAGGACCACTACAAGAGTCATCAAAATTATTAGACTCTATTATAAGCCAAGGGATCCAACCACCTCCACTACCACCATGAGATAACATATAATCACCTACAACAGGTGTCCATGCATCATGACAATGATTTCCTCCCTGCCACATATTAAGAGTGGGTGCATATAATTTTATTCTAGTTTGTGGATAACCATGACATGCATCATTAAAAGGATATCCTGGTATTATACCTCCAGAACCCGGATCGCATATATTTTGTATACTTCCATTATAATTTGGATTTATTGCTTCACATTTAATAGCCTTTCCAGCAGCTGCACAAGCATCAGCAGGACCTACGGGAGTTGACCAATCATTTGGTGCCCTATTTTGATAAGGATTACAAGTAAAAGAAGCATTATGTTCTACTAAGTTTTCTTTTGGTTTTACATAACCAAAGAGCTCTTCGGCGGTACCATCTTTTATGGATTGTTGAAATCTATCACACCAAGATCCTTCAAATATAAAATCTTTTTCTTGTTTTATTAACTTTTCTGCATTTTTTCTAAGTGCATGTTTTAATATTCTAGCTATATTTTTCATTATAAGTTTATTATATCTTTTACTTTTGTATCTATACGATTAAATCCTTCTGCTTGAATTAGTAGTATACAATTTTTATAATTATTCCAATTTATAGCGAATGTTTTATCTAAAATTCCATTGTTTAATTCCTTTATTAATTCATTAAGTGCATTAATTGTATATAAAGTATTTGTTTGTTTTTTTCTGTGTACTAAAATAGTATTATCTACCATAGATTCTTTTGTAGAATTATTCATGTCTACATTATATGTAAGCATAATTTTTTCTTTATCCAAACTTTCTAATACAAAAAGTTTATTAAAAAGAATTACATAAGATGTCTGAATAGTATTAGCTACTTCTTCATAAGCATCTACTGTTGTAAATGTACAGTATAATCGATTATTCATATTATATGAGTTTCCATATATAAATATGAAATTAACTCAAAACACCATAATGTTTTCCTGTTTTTAATTTTACAGGAAACTTGTCATTAAGTATTGTTTTTAAATCGATTAGTGTTTCCTTACCATCGGATTTAGCTACGTCAAATATAAATGCATCATATATGTAAAGAACTAATTTTGTTTGTTTGTCTTTTAAATAATCTTGTATGATTTTTATCTTACGAATGTTGGTTTCTGTTTCGGTTGCCTGTATGTAATAATTAAATAATTTTTGTGAATGAATTTTAGGATGGTCTTTCTTTTTTATAGTATAACTACCACATTTGATTTCTCCTTTCTTATTAAATTCTTCCCAAATTATATCTATAAACTGTTGTGTTTTAAAGAAAAAAGGATGATGTAAGTTCGCCTTGTCTATACCCCCATATATCTGTTTAAATGTAAGTGTTTTGCTTTTCTTATATTGTTCGGGTGTAATTTCTTTGGATTTAAAATAAATTTCTGCGAGTGTGTTGTGTACGTTGCCTTCGAATTGATAGTCAACTATATCGCCTATTAGACGGGGATGATAGCCATCATAATCCATTTCTACAAAAAAGTTGTTGTCTGGTTCGAAACAATCTCGTTCTCCGTTTTCGTGTTTTAGTCCAACAAAATTTAATCCATTGAAGTTATTTACAGGTCTTCCGGTTGTGGTGTATGGGTTATACCATCCGTATATATGATCTTCTTTTATGGAGAATTTTTTATTTTTTAGTGTAAAATAGTCATCAAACTTGCTATTGAATTTTAATGCATTCTTCTCTAACTCATGTAAGACAGGCAATAATATATTGTTAAAATATTCATTAGTTTCTTCGGGAGAATAATCGATTATAGCGCGTAACTTAGCTTCACAGCGTTCTAGGTGTTTTCCAATAGGTATCATTTTATTTACCTTAGTATGTGGGAATTTTCGGTAATACCATTGGTGTGCTTGAGTTGTATGTTGGTCTAAAGGGGCTATTGTATGTTGTATATCCGTATAAGATATGTGTGGGGCCGCGTGTAAAGCGGCTTTTTTATCTAAAACACAAAACTCATAATTTGCTAACATACTAAATACAGCATCTTTGTCCCAATTTATACATTCTGTGTGGTTGATTGGTATTATATAACTTTTAAAGTTTATATTAAGGTAAACCGCTATTATTTCTGCTAACGCAGGATGTGTATTATCATTACCCTGAATAAATTCAAGATAAGGTGATTCACTAGCAGATAATTTGTCTTTTAGCTTGTTTAGTTGATTTTTTGTTTCGATAAGATAGAACATACCTTATCAATGTACAAAAGGTATTTTTAATAACCACCTCCTCCACCACCAGAAGATACTCCTCCACCAGAAGATGCTCCTCTACCCGAAGATGCTCCTCCACTAGAAGATGCTCCTCTACCACTAGAAGCAGGTGTATTAGAAGGTGTTCCTCTATCTGTATTTGACATTGCTAGGGTTTCTTTACTACTCTTTTCTAAAAGTTGTTTTTTCTTAAATCTATTAAACGATTTTTGTTTTTCTATTTCTAATTCTTCTTCTTTAATTTTTGAAGTGTAAGATAATCTAGCATGAAGTGAAGGAGTATGTGTAGCCCCTTCCATAGGTCCTTTTGTTGGGTGAATATGATAAGCACCAATATATTCAGTACCATCTTTATAATATAATTCTCCTCCTTCTGTGATTAAATTTGTTTGTACTTGTAAATCAGGACGATGAAATTCATTAAGTATAGGAAATAAAAAACCTAAATAAGGGAAAGCTTTTTCTTTTTGTAATACACTTAGTTGGTTTATTTTATAAACATTTCCTTTTATAGCCCATTTAATTACCCCTACATCATGTAAATGATGATCATATTCTCCTTGTTTTTCATTAATAGATTTATATGTTTTAGGACTAATTTCTTTATAACCAAATTGTTGATTTACTCTTGAAACAAAATATCTATCATAATATCCTTTTTCGTAATCTTTTTCTATTGGTAGGTTTTTAAATGCAGGAATAGGTTTTATTTTATTTAAAAATTTATAAGGAGAAGGTTTTAGATTTAAATAAGTATTAAAATCTTCTCCATCTCCAAAATTACCTTCTATACTATTTTCTTTAAATAATTCTTCTCCTTTATTAATAAAACTAGTTCCTATAAAATATCTTCCATCACTTGTTTCCATGTAAGAACCTGCGTAAGGAATTTTAGGATTTGATTTTGTAAAAAAACTATCTGATAATGCATCAGGTTCAGCTGTTTTTATAATTATTTTTGATTTTGGTATATATGACATAATTTAATATTATTTTTATCTTCCTTGACTAGTTGCAGTATCATTTTCATCTGCCAACCAATGTCCTGAATAAAAATCTCCATGAAGAGTACGAATATCATATCCTGTAATTGGTTGGAATTCATCTCTATAGAAAACTAAATTCCCCTCATTAACTGTTTTCTGAGCTAAAGTTAAATTATCTAAACCACCTTCTTGTTTTCTTCCTGTGTAATTTTGAGGAGCACTACTATTAGTAAAACTACCTGGTCCCCCTTCAGAAGCATTAGGAGGTCCTACAGATACATGAAAATGAGGTCCCGTAGCATGTTTAGATGGGTAATTATATTCGTTAAGATATCTTAATCTTCCTTCTGCAGATGCATTTCCTGCAAATCCTTTTAATATACTATCAATAGTTGCTATTGTGTTATCTATAGCTCTTTTAGTTACATTATCTTCAAAATTTAATTCAAAATCATTTCCTTCAGCTGAAATTCCTCCTCCTAATTTTTGTAAATCTGCATTTTCAAAATCTTTATTATGAATTATTTTCTTTTGTTCACTTATTGTTCCATAAATTTCTTCAAAAGCAGGTCTAAGTTTTACTAATTTTTCTTGTTTTGGATCATAAAATTTATCTATTTTAAAATCAATAGCGTTTCCTAAAGTATGTCTAGTTTTAGATTTTCTATCATTACCCCCTGTTATCATTATTATAGGGCGTTGTTCTTTTGGGAGTTTAAGGAAACAATTTGAAATTTTATATAAAATAGATACAATTGCATCTCTTATCTCATCACCTATATCTCCAAAAGTAGATATTTGTGCATGTATTCCTTCAACATAATCAAAATTATCTTTTTCACGATACCCAAAGTGTTTTAAAGCTCCTCTAAGCATATCTGCATTTGGTGTCGGAGAGTTTTCACCTTCTAAATCACTACCTTTTATAGCAATATCACCTGGAGAAATTATTGTTCCAGTCATTAATTCTTCAGATTGTGGTATATCTAATAATACTAATTGTCCTGATATTTCTGTTGTCCAATCTTGTCCTGATGTTATTGTTTGACTTTCAGCATGTACTATAAAAGCTATATCATCCCCTTGGTATCCTTTAGGAAGTCGTTTTTTATCTACTCTAAATACATTACCTATTATTACCCCTCCTATACCATCTAATAAACATTGAAATTGTAAAGGAATTATTGCTGATTTAGTTATTTTTATATTTTTCCTTAAAGCCCCTGCCATTATTTTATCATCAATTTTAAATTCTTCCTTTTTTTCATTAGTTAAAGGATATCTAGTTTGTAACCATTCTACTAAATCATTTAATTGTTTATAATTTTTCATTGCTTGTTGAACAGATGAATAATCAGGATTATTAGTTTCACCTTTAGAAAGTTGTTTTTCTGTTTTATTATATGCTCCTGTTAAAGAATTTGCATTATAAAAAAATAATTTTCTTGCTGTTTTTATTACATCAATTTCTTTATCTTTTCTTGCTTGGATATTTTCTTCAGTAAAATCATAAGCATTATTAAAATCGGAAAATCTACTAGTAAGATTTTTATTAAGAGCATTAGCTGTTACACTTTCTACGTCTCCTATAGATCTAGGATCTTGAGCTACTATTGCCATTGTAGATGATAAAGCACTAGGAATTGTAGAATTAAAATTAAAATCTCTAACTATAGAATTAGTATCTTGAATGTGAAATTCATAAAGATCTTCTGGTTGTAGACCTAAACCATCTGGTTTTGTTCCTGATTGAAATAGTAAATCAATTACTCTTATACTTGATGTATTTTCTTTATCATGATGAATTAAAAAATTATGTGTTCCTGCACAAGAATTATTTACATCTTCTTCCCATAATCTTTTTAAAAAATTTAAAAATTTAAAATTATTATTTAATGCACCATCTGAATCATATCTCATACTTGCATATAATTTTAATAAATATTCTACACTAAAATATGTAAATCCAATACTATAAGGACCAGCTGTTGCTGCATCTCCCTTAGATATAATAGTATCTCCATTCCATCTAGCACCATCAGCTAAATATTCTCCTTTTAAAAATTGATTTATTTGGTGAGGTAATAAACATTTACTTGGGTCCAAAGATATACCTAATATATTATTTAGGGGGAAGTGGTTTGTTCCCTCCCCTTTTTCATTTTGTTTTAGGGGGATTTTAACTTCTGGAGATGTTAAAGTTGTAGTATAATCAAGATAACTGTATGCTTCTGAGAATCCTGGTACTTTAACTTTTTGTGTCCAATTTATTTCTGATATATTTTCTTTTGGTTTATATTCTTCTAAAACATGTGTATTAATTAAATTTGCAAGAAAATCCCACCTAACATAAGTATTAGGTGAACCATATTCTTTATCATCAACTTTAACTTGTTCAATATCAGCTTGTACAGATATAGTTTCTCCTTTTTTAATAATAAAACGATTTAAAATAGAATCTATTCTTTTTAATTCACTTTCATATTTTTTTCCTTCATCTGTACGGCCATGAAATGTGTGTCTTATTCCTAATTTTCCATCTCTAGGATCAATTGTTTTTCCATTATCTTCTCTATATTCTTCTACTAAGGCCTCTCCTTCTTTTTTCTTAATACCTTCTAATTGTTTTACTGTTAATGCTTCAAATATTTGAGCAGATTCAGGAGCTATAGTAGTAGCTAATAATTGAAAATGTTTAAATAATTCAACATTAGTATTCCAAACTTTATCAGAATCTGGATTTTTTACTTCATAATTAGAAACATACATGTCCGATATTTCTTCAAATTGATCTATATTAATAGTGTATTGTTTTATAGCTTCTAAGAAAAATTCAAAATTATCTAATTCTCTTGCTTCTGTATCATTTTCTGTTTGTATTTTATATCCGTCTCTTTTTCCTTTTAAACCATCTATTACTTCTCCTGTTGAAATTATTTCAGTAGTACATTCATATCCTCCAGCTGGTGTAGCTTTAAAATCAAAATTTTTACAAATTCCTATGAATCCATCATAATTACCCCCTGTTTGGCTTTTATATTTATGAATTTGATCCTGCATTTTATTAAAAGTTGATGTTTTATTCCAAAACATTCCCCCATTACTACTTAATGATTTAACTCGTTTTTGAATATTTCCATTATTATCAACATAGGGAGTCCATTGCCATTCTACTAATAAAGGAAATCCTGGCCTCATATATAATCTTTCTAAAACTTCAAGTTGACGTCTATTATGACAAACAAAATTAACTTGTGCTTCCCTAAGTGAACCATAGGCTGATTTTGTTCTTATATTAGCATCTACAATACCAGGCATTGGTACTATACCAAAATCATCTTTTGCGTCTGCAAATATTTCTGGAGATCCATATGCGTTTCCTTTTCTATTACCATGCATAAATCCATCTCTTTGTCCTCCTCCTTTTTTAGTAGTTCCTCCTTCTAAAATAAAAGTTTTAGCTGTGTCAGAAGAACCATCAATATCAACCCCAGAAGCCATTCTAACAGTACATTGACGTTCTACAGTGTTAGTGTAAAAAGAACCTTGTTTTATTTTTACTTTTTTTGATTTATCTCCTTTTCCTATTATTAAATTAGGACTTCCAAATCTACTTCTTGTATTTCCATGTTTTAATATAGCTTCTCTAATTTTTAATTGAAGATCTACATAAGGCTGGAAGCTTTCTTGAAATATTGACATAACTTATTTATTTATTTTTTCAAAATCTTCTAATATGTTTTCTATATTTTGTGGGATTCTAATTTCTATACCAGGTTTTAAATTAAAACTATCTCTTCTTATAACACCTGGATTTGCTATAGTAATAACCCACCATAAATCCACATCTTGATAAAATTGATGTGCTAAATTGTCTAATCTGTCTCCTGAAGTAGTAGTAACATAAATATCCTCAAAAGAAAGAGGAATTTCTGGATATTTTACATTTAAGTAATATCTTTTTCTATCTTTAATGTTTAATTTTAATTTTATATTTTGAGATCTATATGACATATATTATTATTGTTTAACTCCTCTTAGTCTGTCTTCTGCTGCATCTTCATTACTATCAGTTGGAGCTCCTGAATTTGATGCTTTAGGAGGAGGAGGTGTAGTTGGTGGTGCTGTAGCTTGTATTGGTGTCATATCTGGTTCTTCTACAGGTAGTTTTGTTGGTTCTTTACTTGGTATTTCTTCAGGCACATGAAGTTTAGAAGCTCCAAGTCTGCTTGCTTTTTCTTTAGTGTCTGAAGTAAGATTCATCCATTTTTGTAGTGGTTTTAAGTGACCATCTCTTTGATCCCAATGTGGAAGTATAAATGGAGAGTTTCTTGTACCTTTCTGTGGTAAGAAATTGTGAATTGGTTGGAAACTAACATTAATATCTAAAACATGTGGTAATACTAACATATGAGAATCCATTCCTCCTTCAGGACTATCTATTGAAATTTCCCAAGGATAATCTTTTTGCCATTTTATTCCTATTGATTTTAATACTCCTGGAACTCTATTTAAATAACTTCCTACTGTTAATCTTATATAAGGAGTCATTATTCTTCCTCCTTCAGAATATTCAGGAGCAGTATTACTTGCTAAAAAATTTAATTTTCTATATAAAGGCATCATTTCATGACGAGATTGAGCTGCTATTTTAAAACTTAAACTTATATCACGATTAAATGAATTATATGTGTAAAAATTTTCTGCTCTACCATTATATTTAATTTCATTATGATTAGCAGAATAGTTATCACTAAAATCATCTAAAAATGCTCTAAATACCATTGCTTCTGCTTGAGTTGGGGATGCTTGTTTAATAGCTTCAAATCTAAAACGAATCATATCTCTAAAACCATCACCTCTAAAATCACCTGATTTAATATCAACAATATCCATCATGTTTACTTTGTCTACTTTTCCTTCAGCGTAAACATTGTAATTTAAAGAACCATCTTCATTTGTTTGATTAATATAATTATCTCTAAATCCATCAATAGATTTAGCTCCTGGATTACCTAAACCTATTCTTGATTCTCTATTAAATGTTCTATTTTGATCTTTTGTTCTTTTAGAGTAATCAAAACCAGGTTTTGCTAAAGTTTGTAAAAAATTTAATACTGTTGTTTTGCCATTTAAATCATGATCTTTATAATTAATTGCTCCTCCTGTATCTGTGTATCTTCTTATTGTAGTTTTACCTATTCCATAAAAAGAATCTGGTCCACCACCATAAGAATATAATTCTTCACCAAAACCTCCTAATGCAGGACTACTATTTAAAGGAGCTAGTATTTTATTTTCATAAAAATGAAGTAATCTATTTGTTTGGTTTCCCTCTACAGAATCAGCAAATAAATTTGATGTTTCTACCCCTGCTATTGTACGTCCATCTGCGTCTATGTATCCTAGATGTTTTCCGGGGATTAATCCTTCTCTATCAAAATATATTCCTGTTCCTACAGTTCCTATTGAAGCTAATGTTGTTAAAGGGGTGTATGTTCTTTGATTAGCAGGAGAACCTACTAACATATTTTTTAATCCATCAATAAAACCACCACCTCCAGCTCCTTTATTCTCAGATAGTGTATGACCATCCATTCTAGGATTTGATTGTTGAAGGCCTACTTGTTTTGCTATAAAAGATATTCCTTGGGGAGTAATTAAATATTTACCTATTCTTGCAACATCTGTAAGACGTCTTTCTATACCTGTTGCAACTCCTCCTCTTATAAAACCATCTGTAACAGTGTCTATAGCACTTCCTATATTTCCAGAAAAATCTATTAGGGGTTTAGTCATAAGGGGTCTTTGAACAGGTCCTCCCCCCCAAGCACCTCCATCTGGATAATCTAATCCAGATCTTAGATCTGATTTCATTTCTTTTAACCCCATTATTTATATAGTTTTTTAGTAATACCCGTCTGAAGGTCCTACTCCATATGCGTAAGGTCCTCCAAATTGTCCTAATGATTCATTTCCACTAGGAAGAATTTTATCTAAATCTTGAAATTCTGAATAGCCTGAAGGTCCAGGTGATGGTCCTACTGTTATTCCATTATTAGTGTATGCTTGGGTTAACATTGCTTCATGTAAATCTTTTCCAGGGTTTCCTAATTGTTTACCTTGATACTTTCCTGGATTAGCTACACCATGAAAATATCCATTACCCCCATCAACAGCATCTAAATCTTGAAAGTCTGATTGGTTTGGAGATTTTTGGTGAGTTACACCTGAATTTTCACTTAATACATCTTTTGTTAATAAATCTACCATATGATCGTCTGAATCAAAAGGAGAATCAGTTGATCCTTCATTTGTGTAAAAATTCCCGTCAGAAGGATTAGTAACACCTACGTTAGCTCCTTCTACTCCTTTTACTTGTCTATCAAATACTGATTTCATTTCTACTAATGCCATAATTTTATTATTTTTGTTTATTATACATATAAATTAACTAAAACTTGTTTCATATTTTATCTGGTAGCTATCTCCTTGATTATTCATAGGATTTGCATCAGCATAATTTGAATCTTTTTCTCTTATTATTAAACTTTGTTTTGTTTTTTCTTTTTCAACTGTTCTTAAAGCTGTTATTAAATCATCTTTATTTATTCCCTTAGATTCCATAATTGGTGGTGGTGGTGGAATTAAAGGTGATGGAACAGGTGGGGGCATAGGTGGTGGTGGTGCACCAAAACCTAATTGTTCTAATTTACTTAAAGGTATAACAGCTTCTGCTTCCCCTGCTTCTCCAATTGTAGCTAAAGTACCACCAGGTGTAGGTTCTATTATACCTCCTTCTGCTAGTTTTACACTTTTGGCAGATGCTATAGCTGCCATCATAGCTCCTACAGCACCTAGAGACATTGCTACCCCTGGAAGACCAAATTTAGCATTTCCTGAAAATATATCTGCTACCGCTTTTCCTATAGAAAGTACAGCTGAATATGCTTGTTTAGCTGCCATTGCACCTAATGCACCTGATAATATAACAATAGCTGCTGTAGATTCACTTATAAATTGTACCATTCCACCAAACAATTCAACTAAAGGAGTTACAATACCTAATATATCACCAAATATAGATTTAAGTCTGTCCATATTAGCATTTAATTTATCTCCTACTGATAATTGTTCTAAATTTTTAGCTATATCATCTCTACCTTCGTCTCTTGCTTGTTGTGCTAATTTATTTAAATCTGCTTTTTGTAATAATTGATCAGATAAAGCATCTGTTGACATACCTACAGATTTAGCTAAAGCATCTTGTTGTAAAACATTTAATTTACTAAATTCATAAAAATCACCTACGTTTTTATTGATTTCTTCTGTTAGTGTTTGATAATCACCCGTTAATGCTGCTGCTCTTGCTCTTTCTAAATTAAGTTGTTTACCAATTAATAATTCTGCTTCTAATTCATTAGTAATAGATGATTCAAAATCTAATAGTGCTCTTCCTGCTGCAGCTACATCTTCTAATTCCATTCCTAAGGCTTTGGCTTGGGCTACTGATTCAGCTATTAATGCAGGATTAGCTCCTAATTGAGCTCTAAGTTGACCAGATACTTTATTTGTAGCTTCTAATGTGGTTTTAATGTCTAATCTTACTCCAGATTCCTTTTCTGCTGCTAATACTCCATCTATTTGATTTAAGTAAGCTTCTCTTATACCTTGACCCGTTACACTAGCTAATCTAGATAATTCTCCTGCTGCTTCTACAGTTAAAACTTCAGCTTTAAGTAATCTATTTACATCTAAAAGTTGTTGAGTAGTAAATTTAACTCCTGTTCCCCTAATTTGGTTTAATTGCATATTAGCTTCTATTAAACCTTCAGAAGTAGCTAATATGTCATTAGAGGTAGCAGATGCAAATCCTAATTCTGCCCTAAACATACCTGCTTCTACTTTACTTATTGCTAGATTTCTTCCTACATCTCTAATCTGATTACTAATTTCCATAACAGATTTTATTGTAGCTGCAAATATTAATGGGCCTAAAGCTTCTAAAAAAGCATCTTTTATTGACTTAAAACCTTCAACAAATACATTTTTACCATTTTGAGCAGCTAATTGCATAGATTCTAATAAATCATCTGCTAATCCTAATTCACCAATAAAAGGTATATCTTTAATACCACGAATGACATTATCAAATATTCCCATTTTATCGTTTATTTGAATTCTAGATTTTTCTTCTTCCTTTAATCCTGCTTTTATGTCATTTAAAATATCTAATTTTTCTCTTAAATTATTAGCTTCATCTCCAGCTAATTCATCACCTTCTTTAGCTAACTCATTTAAACGACTAACCTCATCTCTTACTTCTTTTTCTAATCTAGCCGTGTGTTTTAAATTTTTATTAATTGCATCACGTTCTCTTACAACTTCTTTAGTTTTATCAAATTCTTCACCTATATATCCATCTACTTCTCTATGGAAACGAAGAACTTGTTTAGAAAGATCAACAGATTCAGCTTTTGCACCTGCTATTTCTTTAAGGGCTTTTAATTGATCATTTAAAACCTGCTTAATAGATAATTCATTTTGTTCAGATTTTTTCTGATTATCTAAATCTTCTTTTGAAATTTTATCTTCTTCGTCCATTTGTAATTAAGGTGTTATGGTTATAAATATAAAAAAAAACAAAGACATCGATGATGTCTTTGATTAAAAATTATATGTTGATGATGGACTTATGTTAGGTCCTGTTGGTTTTTTAGAAGGAGTTGATTTTCCTTTAGCTTTTTCAATTTCTTCATTTTGTTTTGTATTCCATTCACTTATTTTATGAGTGTGAAAACGTCTTAACCAAACTGGCATATTATATACTTCCGAGTGTATGAATCCACCGCCTCCATGGTACACTAAGTCGTGAATCTGAGCGAACAATACGTTCCTATAGCTCGGCGTCAGGCCAAAAAAAGTTAAGGCCAACAGGTATTGTAGATTTTTTGAGATCCCCGTTTTTACTCTCATATTCAAAAGTTAAATCTACATTTGGTTGAATTTTAGCTATATAATTTCTTAATTCTCTAGAATCTCTTGCTAATAATTGATTATCTACAAAATTTCTAATAGTTTTTGTATCATAATCACCATTTACTGAAGTAATTACATATTTCATTCTAGTAGATAAACTTGCTGATGTATTTTTATTAATTCTTTTAAGACCTTTAATTTCTCTATCAATAGCTTGTTCATCACCATGAGTTAAAAGTTTAAATGTAACTGATATTTTAGATGTTGGTAATTCAAAATCAAATTCGTTTTTACCTTCTTTAATTAATGATTCATCTAATTCTGAATCTTTAATTTCTGTAAGGTCTATTGTTTTTTCTTCACCATTAAAATTAAATGTATAATCTTTACCATATCCTAGGATACGTGCAGCAACTAATACAGCATTTTTATCTCCTAATAATAAATCATTATAATCTATAGAAGTTACTATTAATGATTTAAGTAATTTGTCTATTACTGTACCATTTTCTATAAGATTTTGATTTGTTAATATGTCTTCTTCACGAGCAGTCATATATTTCATTTCAATGATTCCTTTACTTAAGGGAGAATCTTGTGGGTACAATAAACCTTTTGAAGGTAATGTAACTTCCTCAGAAGGAAATTGGTTTGTTGTTTCTTTCATAACGTTATTTATTTATTAAAACTAGTTCAGATATACATATATAAAGAAAACAAAAAAGCGCCAAAATAGGCGCTTTCTTTTTTATATAAATTAAATTTTAGTAATTTAAAATAGCGTAATCCATTACTATAGTCATACTAATATTTACTGGTGCATCTGAAGTCCAATCCATATCTCCAAAACCTGCACTTTGGCAATATGCTCCTTTTAAAATCCATTCTTCAACAACATCACCTACTGGTCCTAATGTATGAATATGAAGATCTTTTTTGTAAAAATCAGAATAACCATCTCTACCTGTAACTGACTCGTGTGATAAACGAACCCATTCCATTACTGCTTGAGCACCTGATGGTGTTACTGGATCATATAAATCACATGAAATGTTATCCCAATTTGCTTTACCTTTAATTTTTCTTTTCACGTTAATGTGGTCAAGAACTACTTCTCCAAAAGAAATACTTGGTCTTGCTATTTTTTTAATTAAGTATGAAGGTATTCCATCTATAAGCATTAAAAACCTATTTTGTAGTTTAGGTTCAAATGCTGTGAACATCATGTCGTTAGTTGATTTTATTGCCATCTTTTATTTGTTTTTATTGTTCTATTATAAATATAATTCTTTTCTTTTTTTATGCAGGGAATGTAGCTCCTGTTGGTAATACATTAAAGTCAAGTATTATAAATTCTGCTGTTTTAGTTGGTTGTAAATAAATTGCACCTACTAATTGATTTCTATCAATTACATCTGGTGTATTATTTGATTCATCCATTTGTACTCTAAATGCAAATAATCCTTGTTTTTGTTGTACTGATTCTAAATATGGATTTACTATATTTAAGAATCTTATTCTTGTTTTATCTGTATTTTGTTCAAATACTAAGTATTTAGAAGAACTTGCTATAAATTTCTTAAGTGTAATTAATAATCTTCTAACATTAATTCTATCTAAAGCTGTTGATCTTTCTTGTAATGTTTTCTGACCCCAAATACAAACTCCTGTTTGTGGGAATGTAGCAATTGGGTTAATTTTAGCATCATATAATTTATCTCTTTCAGCTTGGTTTAATCTTATTTTAGCTTCAATTACATTTCCTAATACACCTCTATTTAAACCTGCTGGTGCAAACCATTCTGCTGCAATTCTATCAGATTGAGCTATTGCTCCTGGTACAATTACTGAAGGTGGAACCATTACTGGTACATTTCTAGCTGTATCTAACACTTTAACCCATGGATAATATACTGCTGCATAATTACTGTCTAAACCTTGTACATTGGTTATTGCTGTGTTTACTGAGGAATCTATTGTATTTAAATCCATTACAAAAAATGCATCTCCTCTTTCTTCACACATATCAATACCTGCATTTGCAATTAAAGGATGTGTCGCATAATTTACTCCTGGCATAGCTAACATATTAATGTCATATTCGTCTTGATTTGAAAGAATATTTATTGCTTTTGTGTATCCTTTATAACCAGCAGCTGCTGTGTCATTTACATCAAATCCATATAAATTAGCTCCTGTTGAATATCCTGTTACAAAAGCATCTGGAGCTTCATTTCCTGTAACTATTGGAACATCTGGTCTAATACCATCTGTACCTCCTTGGAAACAAACTGTAAATTTAAGTTGAGAAGCTTCAATTGCCGATGATGAAAGTGAAGAACTTAATGAACCTGAATATATGCTTGAACTTGGATGACCATGATGATTTTCTACATTAAAGTCACCTGATATGTTAGATCCTGCAGTTGATGGTATTGGTTTTATCCAGTTGTAATTATCAAATGCTTTTTCCATAAATTTCCATCCTAAATATGCTCTAGGACTATAATTTCCTCCTACTGTTTGTTCTCCTTCGTAAGAAGCTGATGGTACTATAATATCACCGTAAGCGCCATTTAATGAAGATGTTGCAATTGGATCTAATACTGCTTTAAATCCTTTAGGTGATAATTTTGGTGAGTATGCTTTAGCTGTTACTAAATCATTTACTTCTACTCTAACATGTTCTGAAACATTTGGATAATTTCCTAATAATTCAACTTTACCTAATGTGTCATTGTATTGTGGATATCTATCTCCAATTATTCTTGAAATATATCTTGGAGAAATTGGATCTAAAGTAACATTATTAAATTGTTCTATAACAAGAGGATTTTTATCAGTATCTGAATATTTTCTTATTATTACAGAAAATTGAGAATATTGTTCTTCATTATCTATATCTCCTGGTTCTTTTAAATTAGCAATTGATATTTTATAATCTGAATTACATGAAGTACCATGAGCTAATGTGTGGAATCTAAATAATTCTTTAGTTGTTTTATTAGTATCTAAAAACTGTGAAGTAATAAATGGTGTGGAAGCGTATGAATATTTTTCTACTGTTCCACTTAATCCATTAAATGCCATATCAGCTGTTTGATCTGCTAATATTATAAATCTATCAGCGTTAATTCCTTTATATCCATCAATATCTAATCCTGAAGTTGTTGTTGATGTAGAAGCTGAAGTTGTTAAATGATCTCCCTTAATTTCAACATTTAAAGCAGATCCTGCTTCTACATTTGAAATAGTAAGAGTATTACCTGATCCTCCTAATTCAATTCCAGGGAAAGCAGCAAGAGATGCTGTTATTATAGAAACTAAATGAGAACCTGATATATCATTTCCTGTTGCTCCATTATTAGCCCCACCTCCATACAATGAACTAGAATATATAAAATTTGTATATCCATCAAGGAAAGCTTGATTAGAACCTGTTTTGTGACCTGCATTAATAGCACCTACATTTGCGTGACCACCTCCTACAGAACTTGAATTAAGTAATAATTGTATTTGTTGACCATCACCTGCTGTTATTAGTATACTACTTGATGCTGCATTAATTGCTGCATCAGTCATTCCATTAGCAAATGATTCAGTAGCCATTAATGCTGGGAATGTTATTGTTGTTACTTCTTTAATAGTAGAAGCTAACATATTAGAAGTAAATGACTTCCAATTATTATAAGTGTATCCAGGTAATGTATTTGTTCCACCATATGTGGTAGTTGATTTTTTACTATTATTAGGATTAGAACCTAATTGTTTAAATACATAATTTGAAGCAGCTGGATTAAGTGAAGCAGAAAGTTGTGTTGAAGTAACATTAGTACCTGCTAGAGTTAAACTAAAATCTTCATTTACACGACCAAATGCACCACTAACTCCTTTTAGTGTAGTTGAGTCTAAAGACGGTTTTGAAGTTGCTTTAGAAGGGAAAATTACTCCTAATAATACATTTCTGTTTACTGATGATAAAGGTGCTGAGGAAGCTGAAACTGCTACTGCTACAAATTCATTTGTTGATGTAGCATAAGTGTAACCACCCCCTGCTAATACTCTTGTTACAGTTACTGATCCTGCGTTTTTTAAATATTCTCGTACTGTTTGTGGTATAAATGTTTCTGAGCTTAATCCTCCAAATCTTCTTTCATATTCTGCGAAACTTCTTACTACTGTTGGTACAAATGCAGGTCCTTTTACTGTAGGTCCAATTATTGCAGCACCTATTGCGCCGACTCCTTGAGGTAAAAATGTTTGATCATTTTCTCTTGTAAATACACCTGGTGAAATTATTTGTTCTGCCATTTTATATTATTTTTATAATGTTATGTCTGCTTGGTTGTTCCTATATAAATATGAAAGAAAACTGCAAACCAAACTAAAGTAAGCGATTAAATATAAAAATCTAATCGCTAATAAATATAAATAGATTTTGTAAGACTATTTTATAGGAGTAAATTCTCTAGTTTCTATATCAAGACTTCCTTTTCCATATTTGTTTGTGAAAGTTTTTGCTATATTTGCTTCTTCCTTTAATATAGAAGATAATTCTTTTTTTAATAATTCTTCTTCTTCTTCTAACTTAATTTTATTAATAGTTAATTGACCAAATTTTGAATTTAAATTACTTAAATCAACTTGTAATTTTTTAATTTTATCAATATCTTTAGATGGAATTGAAATTGGGGAATTTGAAATCTCTTGAGGAGATGGAATTTTTTTGTCTATTGCCATAACTTTTGTTTATTGTTGGATATACATATATGTAAATTAGAAAAACCCACCTTCTATTCTTCCAAATGAACCTGTGCCTTCTACATTTATATTTCCACTTGCACTTATGTTTTGTGAAGAGGTAACATGTTGAATAAAAATTGTTGAAGATGAAACTATTGATGATGTTATAGCTTGTGTAACAGATAAACTACCGGTTATACTTACTTTTCCATCTGAAGATATTCTCATTACTTCTGTGGGGGCATCTGTGTTTGATTGTGCTGTTTTAAATAACATGTCTGCTGTTACTCCTGTTCTGTCCGAAGATGCTATTACTGATGTAATACTTGCTGCTCCTCCTTGTGTTCTTTTATTAAATAAGTCTTTACCTTCAGCAATAGAAGATGATTGAATAATCCATCTTAATGATCCTATTGTGTCATTTACTCCAGGTAAAACAGAAGCACCTAAATCTGAATTTATATTTAATATTTTTTCTGCTGCTCTTGAATCTTCACCATAAACATTTGTTACATATTGCCAAGGTGTTGGTGGGGTTAATAAATTTATGGCAGTTTGAACACTATTACATTCTTCTTCACCAACAGGAGCTGATAAAAATTTACAAATTGCTGCTAATTGTACAGATCCTGATCCCCCTGCTGTGTATGATAAAATTAATTCACTTCCTGTAGTTGCACTTTCAGCTTCTTCATTAAAAGATTCTAAATTTCCTTCTTCATCTATTCGAATTCCTCTTGCTGCTGCTTTTGTTTGAAATCTAAATTGATCAGCTCTAATGTCAAAATCTGTTCTAGGGTTAGTTGTTCCTAATCCTACTTGACCAGAACTTGACATATATAATTTAGATGTTCCCGAACCCGTAATTACTCCACTTGTTTTATCATCTGGATCTAACCGTAGTCCTAAAGAAGCTGATTGTGGTATTGGAAATCCTTCAAAAAAAGCTTGATTTAAAAATCCAGAACCTTCTTGGATTATATTATGATCAAATGCTTGACTCCCACTACCTCCTCCTATCATAAATGAAGTACCTAATTGCATTCCCCCTACTTGAACTTCTGTTCCTGAAAAATCTGGAGTAGCTACAGATCCACTATTTAAACTAGTAATAGTAAAAAATCCAGAAGAACTTAATAAATAATCATTAGGTAACTTATAAGATGAAGAATTTCTAATTTCAAAAGAAGTACCAACTTTCATATTTTCTCCTAAAGAAGAAGTTAATTGAAAAGTACTTCCATCATCTACTAAAGCAGCTGTAAATAATTTATTATGTCCTATAGAAGATGTTAAGGCTCTTACTGTTTTATAAGCTACTTGAAATGAATCATCATTATTTAATAAAGGTATGTCTATATAAATTATATTTGTTTCTATTCCCCCTAATAAATGGTCTATTGTTGAGTCTGATGCAGAAGGGATTTTATCTTTAGGTTCCTCACTTTTTAAAGACGAACCAGAATAATATCTTAATATTAATTTAGTGTCATTTTCTAAGGTTTCTTTATCTGAGCTACCACTAGTTATAGTAATAGTGGCATTAGCATTTATAGTAGTTAATTTTGTTAATCTATTATTAAAATTAGCTGAGCATGTTACTGCAATAATTTGATTTAATGAAGATGATATAGCTGTTGCTGAATTAGCTATAGATCCTGATCTAAATAAAAAAGCACTACCTGATATTACTTCATATTTATCAAATTTTAATCCATAATCTTCTGGCATATTATTTATTTATTAATGTAATTCTTTTATTCTTTTAATTAATATACAGTAATGACCTAATACATTATGTGATGATCCTGCTTCATTTTTATAAGCTATATTAAGAATATGACCTGGAGTTAATACAGAATAATTAGCAGCTTGAGAAGATGTTACTCCTGTTAATTGAGAATATTGGTAATTTTTTTGGCCTTCTGGTGTTGGCATATACATTTCAAATATAAGATCAGGTTCATGTGCTGTAGATGCCATTCCTTGTAACATTTTTTCTGCCCAAATAGTAAAAGATCCCGAATGGTTTGATCCCCCTACGGTAGCATTTATATTTGCTCTTACTCCTACTAACGAACAACTGTAAGGTATAATCATACCCCCTACTTGAGTATTACCATAATCAGGTGGACCTCCACCACTTTCTACACTCCAGTTTGTATTCATAAATCCATGATTTCCAGGGTATGCATAATCACCAACAGCTAAAGTTGCAGCTCTCCAACTACCATTTACTAATACTTCAGGATTTTCTGAATATACAAATCCTTCTGTTTCTATATCTCCACTTGAGCTTAATCTTCCTTCAATAGTAACTGATGATGAAGGTGCTATTGTTGATGTTCCAAAAGAAGCACTAGTGACTAATAGTCTACTTGAACTAATACTTCCAGTTATTACAATATTTCCTGATGAGGTTATATTTCCCGCCGTATCTACTTTAAAATTAGCTAACGTACTAGTTGTACCTACATAAAATTCTTTATCTATTGCTATTTTAACATAATCATCTCCATCTATTAGAATATTATTATCAACTCCTTTAATAAATTGGTCTGTTCCATCTAGTGAATCGTCAAAAGATATTTTTCCTGCTCCTGGTAGACGAACATTTGCTGCTGTTATATTTCCACTTGAACTTATATTACCTGAGGCTGTTACGTGGGATAAGACATTGTTTCCTAAAACAACACTTGAACCTGTTATTATGGTTTTATTAGTTGTTTGACCAACAATAACATCACCAGAACCTGACTTATAAAGTACTTTTACTCCTCCTAATTTATATCCTGTGGTTTTTGTTCTAGCATTGAAAAAAGTAGCAGAAGTATCGGCTGCTGAATGTATTTTACTACCTGAAATAGTTCCACTTGAACTTATATTACCTGAGGCTGTTATATGGGTTCCTCCTGCAACGTGAATACCATTAGCAAAATATATATCTGATACACCATTATTGTGTTGGAGTCGGTTTGTAATAACTCTTGCACCATATAAATAACCACTTGAACTTATATTACCTGAGGCTGTTATATGGGATAATGTTTGAATTCTACCACTTGAAGTAATGTGACCTACTGCGCTTATGTTTCCACCTGCATCTACATTACTTCCACTTATATCTCCTGAAGATGATATATGACCATTTATAGTTATAGGTCCTACATGTGATGTTGTTCCTGTAATTGTGTGTGAATCTGATCCATGATTACCAAATGCCATATTACCTATTGCAGTTATATGTGTTAATCCAGAGAGTTGTGTTGCACCATCACCGACTATATTTCCATTTGCGTTTATATCACCTGATACAGTTAAATCATCATCTATTTGGGCATCATCTGTTGAATGTAAATGTTCTACTTTTATAGCACCTGAAGCTGTTATTTCAGCTGCAATTACATTCCCACTTGCACTTATATTACCTGAGGCTGTTATATGACCATTTCCTGAAGTTCCTAAAACTTGAAAACTTTGTTTTGCAGGATTATATACTAAATTTCTAGATACTTCTACTCCTTGATTACCTGATGTTCCATCTACAAATGATATAAAGTCATCTTCATGTTCTTCTTCATTTAATGTTGTAACTACATTAGTAGCATTAGTAGCTGGTACATTAGATAAACCACTACCATCACCTGAAAATGATGAAGCTGAAATAAACCCACTTGCACTTATATTACTTGAGGCTGTTATATGGGTAGTACTTATATATGTACTTGAAGAAATAAAACCTTCTAAAATTAAATTCCCACTTGCACTTATAGAACCTGATACTGTTAATTTTTCTGTTGGGTTGTTATTTCCTATACCTAAATTCATAATTGAAGATGAACATAAGAATGAATGAACATTACCTCTACCATGTAATTCATGTTCAACTTTATTTGTAGTATTAGACATTATTTTTAATACTGAATCTCCACTAGTTGCTAATGTTAAAGGTCCCCCTAATATATGTGTTCCTACTCCACTTGCACTTATATTACCTGAGGATGTTACATTTCCTATAATATTAGTATCACCAACTACTCGAAAAAAAGAACTTGGACCTAGAACTGGAGCATCATTAGTAAATTGAAAATGGCTAGAATTAAATATTAATTTACCTGATGCAGATATATGTTGTTGGTTAACTGCGGCTCTATATAATCTCATTATAGAATTATCTAACATTCCAATGTTAATTCCTTTACGAAATGAACCTGATGCAGCTGTTACTTCTCCACTTGCACTTATATTACCTCCTAAACTTGCACTTAAACTAGCTGTTATGTCTGTAAAATTACTAAATGTTTTTACAGCTCCCGCTGAACCAGAACCATAATAAAATAATCCTGTGTCTACATTGATTGCTGGTTCTCCCTGTGCTAGGGTAGTAGGTATTGCTGAACCTGTTCCGTTTTTTAATATTATTGTACTTGCCATATTTGTTTTATTCTATTATAAATATTTAAAAATTTCCTCCATTTAATGTTCCAATAAAACTAGTTGCAAGACTTGCTGTATTAGCATTTATTGCATGAGATGAGGATAATTCAAAAGTAATTTCATGTGATGCAGAAACAGCAAATAAAGCATATGATGATGTTATAGCATGTGAAGATGATATTGGTACAAAAATAGAACCAGTTCCATCAGCTAATTGATTAGTTCCATCTGTTTGGACTATTCTTTGAAAAGTGTCCTGTATGTTTTTGTTTTCGAAGTTTTCGATTGCCATTTATAACCATTTTATTTTTGTTTTTCAAGAACCTTTAACACACCATTTATTATTTTACCTGTGTTTTCTACGTGATTTTCTTGTAAATATGTTGCTACTATATTATTTAATGCATTACGCTTATAAGAAATATTATTTACGTTTATATCATCTTTTATTAATAATTTAAGTAAATTTACAACATGATCTTTTTCAGTAATTGTTGGTTTTTCATTTTTAACTTTAACCTCTACTTTAGCTTCTACAATAGGTTTTTTAGTTGTTTGTGATTTAACTTCAACAGTTACTTTTTTACTTGTTTCTACCTCAAAATCACTTTCCCAAGGTGTAAAAAATGTATCTTCAGCGATAACTTCTAAACGAATATTACCTGAAGTATTTTCATCTATTAAACCTTTTAACTTTTTAATAGGAATTTCACATTTACCTCCTTTAGAAATAGTTCCATTAAATAATAATGAATAATCTTGAGTTTCTACTACTAAACGTGCTTTTGATTTTTTTAAGCTTGCTCCTTGTAGTGATATACTACATTCGAAAAGTTCTGATTTGTCTGTAAATAATTTATACATGTTTATAAATATTAAATAGATATGTTTTCAGCAATCATTTGAACTCCTAATACTTCTTTGACTGCTATTTTTATGTCTTTTGCTTTGATTTTATATTGTTTGATTTCTCTTTTTTTAGATTCTGTAATTGTGTTGCCGTGTATTTTTAGTATTAATTTTACTAATTTTTGTTTATCTTTTTGTTCCCATGTATTCCAATCTTCTCCAGCTGCTCTTTTTATTAATACTACATCTTCCCAAGTATGTGAATTATTATTCCATAAAAAATTTGCTTTATTCCATTTTATAGGAGTTTTTCTACTTGTTCCCATTTATTAAAATACTACATTATTATACAATTAACAGCTATAGTTGAAGCACTAAATGTTGCTCCTCCCCCATTTGTATTATGAAGATTAAAAAAGAAAACACCAGCTGAAACTGAATGTACTTCTACAGATAAAGCAGCACTAGAATTACAGTATACTATAGATGAATCTAATACAAAACTATTTGTGATTTTAAAATCTTCAGATTTTTGACTATTTAATAATGATGGTGCAACTACAACTCTAAACTGTGTTTTATATCTAGAAGTACTATTTGATGATCCTGGAGTAAGAGAAGTATTATTTACTGTGGAATTAACTACTACTCCCTCAAATGTAACTATGTCATCTGTTTCAACATCTTGATTCATCTTGTACAATTCATTTGCACCTTGACCTGTGTTTACTGTTGTAAATTCTACTGCTGATGTTGAAGTGACATTTTGGTCCATGTCGTATAATTCATTTGCACCTTGACCTGTATTTACTGTTGCAAATGTAACTGCATCAGTTGTTTCAACATCTTGATTCATCGCATACAGCTCATTTGCACCTTGACCTGTATTTACTGTTGCAAATGTAACTGCATCAGCTTCTCTTACATTTTGATCCATTAAATGAACTTCAGTAGCTCCTTGACCTGTGTCTAATGTAGTAAATACTCCTGGTCCTGTGGATGTAATTCCTGTTGTTGTTAATGGTCCTACAAAACCTGCTGCTTTAATTGTTCCACTTGCTGTAACATCACCTCCTATTCCTCTTATTTCTGATCCTGCTATTACTAAAGCTGAACAAGAAACATATCCACTTGCACTTACATTACCTGAAGCTGTAATATCACCAATTAAATTTATATCATTATATTCATTTACTATAATTTGTCCAAAAGAACCTGTACCACTAACAAAAATATTTCCATTACTTGCAGACACATAAGGAGCACTTCCATTACTTTGTCCTACTATTAAACCTGAAGCAGAAACAAATCCTTTTGCTGATATGTCTCCACTAGCTGATATAAATGTTTCAGATAGTAAAGCGGATGCGCTTACTTCTGATGCTGCTACTTGTGCGTTTGTATCTGATAAATTTAAATTTGAATCTATAAGATCTCCATATTGTGATTGATTAGGTATATCTCCTGTTTCGAAATATCCTTTTAATGTTGTTCTATTTTCTTTTGCCATTTTATGCTATTTGATTTGATTCTCCTAATATTTGATAACCTACTCCTTCTCCTATTTGATTTATATTTGTTGTTACTGAAGCTCCTCTAACTTGTTCTCTTGTTAATGGTTCTCCTGTTGGTAATACTATAAGTTCATCATTAAATACTACTCTAGATTTACTAAAGAATTTTTGTGGTTTTTTAGTTAAATCTTTATTTAAACTATCTGGTACTAAATATCCTTGAATTGTTAAACCAAAATTAGTTTTAACAACTCTATTTTCTCCTTGTGCAATTTCTGTTGTGTTATTATAAGTATCTATTCTTGCATTAAATTTAAATCTTTCTTTATCTCCCCAATAACTATCTGATGAATAATTTATCATTTCAATTAATTTGTTCATTTGAGCTACATAATCTGTCCATATTATACAAGAATATTGTAATTTAACATAATCATGTATTACAATAGTATGGAATTCTTTTTGAGGCCTTATATTTTGTAATACATTAAAATTATCATATCTATTTTTTTTAGAATATTTTTCTTCAAATGTATAATATAATTGTGGATTATTACCATCTAATTTATTACCAAGATCTCTTCTTTTTTCAACACTATCTCTTTTAAACATAATAAGAGGTACTTGAAGTTTGCCTTCTTTATCTCTAAAATATCCATCTTGTTGAACTCCTTTCCATCTTTCAGGAGCTCCATAAATTACAGGTACTGGAGTTCTATTTCCTTGTACCATAACTGAAGGTTTAATAACATTATTAAAATAATACATTATTGCTTCATCATGGTCTTGTAAACCTATAGATACATCTTGTACTGTATCATCTTTTCTTGATGTTAGTCTTCCTTTATTTATACTAGATCTATTATCTACATTAGGAAATGATCCTTTTTTTACAGGAAAACCTTGAGCTTCAGGAAATTTTTCTGAATCAGTACCAAATCCTGAAGATAAGTTGTCTCTTAAACGATCATATCCACTTGCGGGTATTGGTCTTCTTGGATTTATTCTTTTTCTATCTGCCATTTTATAATCTTCCTACTTGATTTGCATTTCCACCATCTATTTTAGTTGTTGTTGGATATTTTCCACTTCTTAAAGGAATTAAATTTTATTTTTCTACTCTAGATATATGAGCACTAATTAAAACTGAAAAACTATCACCATGATTTGTAGTTTCACTTGATATTGCATAATCAGAATCTCTACCCATTATAAGTTGATTTTCTATTCTAGAATCTATTTCATAAAAATTATTTCTAAAAAGTAATATATCTCCTACTTCAGGTGTTAAATTTATATTTTTAAGTTCATTTTTTAAAAATTTAAAAGTAATAGCTTGATTCATATCAGAACCAAAATCATCAGATGACCATGATTGATCTAATCTATCAATTAAACATGCGATTTTCATGGGCTCATAATAATTTTTACCCATAGCTTCACCATAAACATTAGACGTTGTTTGTTCTAAAGCAAATTTATAATACGCAATTTCTGTTTGTATTATATCCTTTAAAAGTTCACTGTTTATTGTGTGAAATAAATTTATGTCTCTTGATTTTCCAAATAAAGCCATTATAATCTTCTTAAAGTATCTTCTTTATATTTAAATGATTTAACACCTGGTACTCTTAAATCTGTTTTAGACATATCAGATGTTTCTATGTCTTGTTTTATTTTTTCTATATCTTGTTTAGCATCTCCTCTTGTTATAAATTTAATTGACACTAAAGTAAATTCAACATTTGGTTTTTGTAAATAATCTTCAGGAGTAATATTTCTTACAATAGTTATTTTTCTTATTGCTCTAATTTGATCTAATACATCTGTAATATTATATGATGGATCAGTTAACATATAAGCTTCTATTTGATATGTGTTAAGAATTTCTGATAGTATGTTTTTTAATTTAATCATTAGCCTATATAAATAAACATTGGATCATTACCTGCTGCTGCTTTTCTAAAGTCTTTTTCAGAAGCTTCTCTTTCTAATTGTTTTTCTTTACTAGTTAATTCTAAATCTGCTCTTAATTTTTCTATTAATTCTAGTTTTTCAGCTTGTGCTTCACTACATAAACGTCCATGATCTAAAGTTGTTTCAGATCCAGGAATTGGTATTACTTGATATTTACCTCTTACAGAACATAACATTTCTTTAGCTAAAGCTAATGTGTATTTTCTAATCCATTGTCTTCCTGGTTCATTTATAAAAGCATAAATAGGTGCTTTATAAGGAGCATTAGATATATCTGTTATTAAATCTGTTGGTTTTGAATTTCCTTCTGAATCTTCTACTTGAGTTTCTGATAATCCTGTATTTGGGTTATATGAATTTTTATAATCATACCATAATTTATAATTAGAAGTAGGTATAGGCCATATTTTTAAATATCTTCCATTTTCTAATTCAAAATGATATGCTGATTTTCTAATTTGATCATTAAATTCTATTGCTTGTAATTTTAAAACATCAAAATATAAAGGCATTAACATAAAATTTACACCTGGTGAATAATTACCAAATCCAAATGATTGCATTAATGATTGAATTCCTGTACCTGTACCTGCATAAGGGTCAAAATATCTATTAATTGCTGCTGGAGCTTCATGATAAATTCTTGTTATAGAAATACTACCAGATGTAGCAATATAATTACCAAGAGTATCTTCTAAATGAGCTACTGTAGAATTTCCTGTGTCAGGATCATATAAATCATACCACTGTTGACCTTGTTTTATATCTATGGATCCTGAATATGTTCTACCTTTTACTGATGACCCTCCTGCATTACCAATTTCATTTTGAGTATTTCCTACTCCTCCCCCTGCAGAAGCTCCATAATTTGAATCTATTACTATATTATTTAATATAGATCCTGTTGATGTTCTTATTAAAGAACCAAAATTATATATTATTGTAGCATTATATACTTGAGCTCCATACTCACTTGTAGCTTCTTCAAAACAAGAATAAAGATTTATATCTTGTAATTCAATGTCTACAAGAGGATAACCTAATCTTTGAACACACCATTGTGCTACTTTATCAGCATCAATTCTAAATTCATCATCAGAATCATAAAAACCAAAAGGGGTAGGATCAGCTACTAATCCAAAAGATGAAGAGCCGGGCCAAATAGGGATTTCTGCCATTTTTAATATAGTTTAGTTGTTCTCGTATAAATATGAAAGAACAATGGAAGAGGTTACATTCCGTTTAATAATTCGAATACTTCGTCTATTGCTATATGGCGGTGGTTATCTAATAATACTCTTTTATAAACATACTCAGAACTTGTAATTTTAGGTAAGTCAACTATTGCTGAATAATTTGTGTCTTTTAAATCAATTTGTTGGTTATCTCCACAAAATATCATTGTTGAATTTTTTCCTAATCTACCTAATGCCATTCTAAATTGTGAACGAGTTAAATTTTGAAATTCATCAACTATTACAACAGCATTTTCAAATGTTCTTCCTCTAAAATGTGCTAAAGATACAAGTTCAATTTTTTCCTCTTTTTCCATTTTTTCTAAAATAAGAGGTTTATTGTAAATTTTACGCATGTTAGATTT